CTTCTGGAGTAGCTCAAGGCTTCTTAGTAGTATGGGCTCATTCTTGTGTTTATGCTCACGACTTCGAAAAAGAGATAGATGCCTACCTACAACAAGAAGGCCTGAGAGTAAATAATGAAAAAGAGTTCTTTTATATCACTGTAGAAGATGCTAAATCTGTTATAAAGAGAATAGGAGAACCTTATAAAATGGTTATAGATGAAAATAGAAAATAAAATCGCGGTGCAACTTCGCGCGTTTCGCGCGGCGGCCGTAACTTGTTTAATACTACTTACCTCATGCGAGAAAGATGACCTACCGCCCGACACTTGTCCCGATGGTTGTCAAGCTCAAATGCTTTGGAATTACGAAAAAGATGCTAATGGTTATTATCACGTACCTTTAGATTGGACAGGAGAGTACTTACCCTACTTCTTTGTAGATGTTACTGCTTCGGAAGTAGATCCTTATTGGCAATATAACGGAGAGTCGGTAGTTGAGGCTCGATTCGATAGTAATACTAGTTGGGTTATTGGAGATAGTTTAGTTATTTCTGTTCCCTACTATACACCTTTTGGAAATTATACGTCATCCGGCTTACCTTTACCGGCAGGTTGGACAGATGTGAACTTAACACAGTATTCCGGTGAAGTAATTAATATTGCTCAACCAACAGGTATACGTTTCTCTAAAAAGAATGGTCAGTTAACTTCAAGAAGGTACTTAGGTCCGTTTATTCCGGAAATGATAAACGATACGATTACGGTTTATATGAAAGTTTTATGGGATGCAGGTCCTAATACCGTAGTAAAAGACACCTATTCAGAAAAATTTATTGTAGAATAGTTGCTTCTTTGAATTATTTTATATATCTTAAAGATATGTTATATGAATATATAAGAATATAATAAATATAAATATATAGATATATAAATATATATAATAAAATATAACAGATATTAATAAAAAAAGGTTACTTATGTTATCCGCCGAAAATATTCAAAAAAATTACCAAAAACACCTTAAAATTATCGACACCTACATTGGTGAACGTAAAGAATCAGTATTAGCAATGATTAACCACATGGAGGACAACTATGTTATGGCTCCAGCAAGTGGAAGATCTTGGTACCACAATGCTTTTGCAGGTGGATACGTAGATCATGTTAATAGAGTAGTGGAGTATGCGGTGAAGCAGATGAGGTTATACAAGGAAATGGGTGGAGAAGTTGATTTCACAGAAGAAGAACTTGTTTTTGCCGCATTATTCCACGACTTAGGTAAATTAGGTGATGGAGATAGCCCAAACTATATACCTCAGACTGATAAATGGCGTCAAGATAAGCTATCAGAGATGTATACTTACAACCCAGACTTAGATTTTATGCTTATTCCAGACAGATCTTTGTTTATTCTCCAGAAATTTGGTGTTAAAGTAAGTAAAAACGAATTTTTAGGTATAAGATTACACGATGGTGTGTTCGATAAAGCTAATGAAGCGTACTTTTTTAGTAACGTTGAAAGCTCTAGGCAGAAAACATCAATAGTTTCGGTTCTCCACTCCGCAGACTTTCTAGCTTCTAAGGTAGAATATGATATGTGGAAGAGAAATGGCGGTAGCTCATCACCTAAAACACAGAAAACTAAATCTACTACAGGGAAAAGAGTTAATTCCTCAGAAGGACTTAGTAATATGTTAAAAAACTTATAGAATGACAGAATTATTCTCAGCATATAACGTAATTATTTCCATTTTAGTTGGAATATTGTTACTTTTTATCTATATTTTAAGAAACCTACTTATTAAAGTAGAAAAGTACGAAGATGTCACTGTTGATCAAACAGGGTACCTTCAAAGAATCTCAGATATAATTAGAGATTCGCAAATGCACCTAAGAAAGCTAGACGAAAAAGGGGTCTTTCAGAGCGATGACGAGGTCGGTTATTTTTTTGATAAATTAAAAGAAATACAAAAAGAGCTCGATACATATATGCTCCCCGAAAACTATGGCAAGGAAGAGAAGCAAGGCTAACCACTTCACAAAAGAAACAGAAGACTATATAGTAAAATTTAACGAATCTACAGATCAGACTTACAGGCAGAAGATCTTCACAGAACACATTTACTTTCCTTTTTATAAGCTAGCCGAAAATATAATTCATACTTTCAAGTTCTACTACACAGATGTAGATAAGATAGAAGACTTAAAACACGAAATAGTCTCCGTACTGTATGAAGAAAAGATAATGAAGTTTGATCCTACTAACGGAGCTAAAGCATATTCATATTTTGGTACCATTGTTAAACGTTGGTTAATTAACTACAACAATAAAAACTATAAGAAACTTAAACAAATAGGTTCTTGGGATGATGTTGAAGATGGATACATGCCGGACGTTAATGAAAACGACGATATAGGTATAACACTAGCCCAGTTTATGGATAAATGGATTACCGAAACTTACGAAATATTAGAAGATATATTTAAAAAAGAATCTGAACTTCACATAGCAGATGCTGTACTTACTATATTTAGGACTAGAAATGACCTAGAAATATTCAAGAAAAAAGCACTTTACATATATATTAGAGAGATCACTGACTGTGATACTCCTAGCCTTACAAGGGTTATAACTAAACTCAAATTAGACTTTCAAGAAAAGTATCAAAAACTTTATGATGAGGGATTAATCTCAAATAAAGTGTTATAATCTATTTATATAAAAATATATAAGCTTATGAGTTTAGATAAAGAAATATTTCAAGGTAAAACTCTATCTGATCTCTTCGGTGAAATTTACGATAACTCAAAAGAGACTAAAGGGCAAGTTAAAGCCCTTATCGGTGAATTAAAACCTTTAATAGAGAACATTGGCGACGCTACTCTCATTGTACCTATGATTAAAGAATACATGGAGATAGGTGTAAAGAATGACGAGCATTTGATTAAGTTAGCGACAGTGATTCAAAGGTTAGAAGCTATTGCTGCTAGAGGTGACGGAGAAGATATGTTTGACTTCTCTGATATTCAAGACCTATTAGAAGAGCAAGAGCAGACGCAAAAAGAGATAGAAGAAGTACCTGAAAAAGTAAACAAAGAAGACAAGGCAGAAGAATAATGTTTAAATCGTTCGGAAATAGTGGTGCAGGTGGTGGCAGCGCTGGAGGCGGTAAAGGCTCATCTATATTTGCAAGAGTAGTAGATGTAATCCAAGATGACTTCCACCCTGAATATATGCTTAAAGGAGGCTCAAACTCTCTTTATGGGGTATTCTATAGAGAAATAGATTCACCTACTAAAGAAGATGGAGAGATGTCTCTTAAGTTTGCATACGCGGGTATATCAGAATTTAAAAAGATACCACTTAAAAACGAAATCGTAAGGATAGAGAAGCTTCCTAGCGACGAAAGAGGTCCAACAGATCCTAATGCTGAAAAGATGTACTGGACAGCCATTGTTGGAGTATGGAATTCTCCACACCATAGTGCTATGCCTGATCAAATATTAACAGGAGAAGGCTCATCAGTTGATTTAGGAGACCATTTTACTGAACAAGATAACATTCCACCTATACAATCATTTCCAGGAGACGTTATAATGGAAAGTAGATTTGGCTCTACTTTAAGATTAGGAGGTTCTAAATATGATAGTAATGAATTTACAGACGGTAGTAACGACGGTAAACCGTACGTTATACTATCTAATGGCTGGAAAGACCCTGAAGATGCTACTACCCCTGCTATAGAGAATATAGATGATGACCCTAACTCATTGTATATGGGCTCTGATCATACATTTAAACTAACTCAAGCTAACGAAAAAAGAGATGCTTTTGACTCTGAACCAGATAAAGCAGATGCCTATAAAGGTAATCAAGTACTTTTAAATGGAGGTAGATTATTTTTTAATGCTAAAGAAGAAGGTATATTTTTATCAGCAGTAGAAGCTATAGGAGTTAACGGTAAAGTAGTAGGTATAGACGGGGAAGATTATGTAGCGCTAGATGCTACTAAAGTATATCTGGGAACTGATGCATTTAAAGAAATAGAG